TGTTCATATGTGTTTCTAAAGAGCTTCGTTCAAATGGCATTTGACTTAGTTCAACATGGAGTAAGCATACAGATATCGCAAGATTATAGTAGTATGGTTAACTTTGCTCGTTGCAAGTGCTTAGGTGCTAATGTGTTGCGAGGACCTGATCAAGTACCTTGGGATGGTAAGTTAAAGTATGACTATCAGTTATGGATTGACTCAGATATAGTATTCAAGACAGAACAGTTACTTCAACTAGTATTAATGGAGAAGGATATAGCAGCAGGTTGGTATATGACAGAAGATGGTCAAACCACTTCAGTTGCTCACTGGTTAGATGAAGACAACTTCCGTAATAATGGAGGAGTCATGAATCACGAAACTGGTGAAACTATGTCTAAGAGAAAGAAACCATTCACAGTCGATTACACTGGTTTTGGTTGGGTTCTTATTAAGAATGGTGTATGGGAACATGAAGAGATGAAATACCCTTGGTTTGCTCCTAAGATGCAAGTCTTTGAATCAGGTGATGTACAAGACATGTGCGGAGAAGATGTATCTTTCTGTTTAGATGCACTAGAAGCAGGTTTTGAGATATGGTGTGATCCTAGAATTAGGGTTGGTCATGAAAAAACTAGGGTAATATAATGATAGATAGAAAGATAAACAAAAAAACTAGACAGGGAAACGGTAAGAATACAAAATATTCTAGCACCGCCCGAAACGCTGCTCGTAAAAAGTATAGGGGACAGGGTAAAAACTAGCGAGCGAGCGTTGCTCGATTTTCTTTAAACATGATTACTGTAAAATTCACTATTAAACAAGATGGTTCTATAACCGACGAGATAGTCGGTGTAGAATCTCTTCCTATGAAAGAATCTCTAAAGAAAATAAAGGATTACATAGATGAGAAAATAAAAGTAGATGAGCATTTATATGACGAAATACTAAAAGATGCTGAATGGGACGAGAAAAGAATGGATGTAATAGGTCAAAATGGCAATGATGGACTCCATTATGAGGATCAATACTACGAATTAGACCATAGTTCTGAGTGTAGTTGAAAAAAATTAAAAAATAGGGTATAAATAACTCACGAACCCTGTGCCAATTTTGATGGCAACTAAAAAATCACATAGTTATAAAGATATTACCCTCGATTTTGTACCTAATCCTGTTACAGGAGACTTAGGTGTACTCAAAAACGAGAGGGCAATCATGCGTTCTGTAAGAAATCTTGTCCAGACTAGAATAAGAGAAAGGTTTTATAGTGATGTTGGATCAGAAGTATCAGATCTTCTCTTTGGTTTTTGTGATATTGCTACTGGAGGAGTCATAGCAGATGAAGTTAGGACACTTTTAGCAACATACGAACCAAGGATAGCGAATGTTGCAGTAGTAGCTACTCCTAGACCTGACTTAAATGAGTACGAGATGTCAATTAATTACGAAATCGTAGGTCAAGGTAGATCTGTACAGGGATTTGAGTTCATTTTAGAGGCAACTAGGTAACAAAATGCCAGTAAGTAAGTTTACAAATTTAGATTTTGATCAAATTAAGGATCAGATTCGTCAATATCTAAGATCAAACAGTAATTTTACTGATTTTGACTTTGAAGGATCGAACATGTCGATCTTAATAGACATTCTAGCGTACAATACTTATATCTCTGCGTTCAATAGTAACATGGTAGTCAATGAATCCTTCTTGGATTCAGCAACTCTGAGAGAAAATGTTGTTTCTTTGGCAAGAAATATAGGATATGTACCAAGATCTCGTAAATCTGCTCAAGCAATAATAAATTTTGACTTTAAATTCAATGGAAATAGTAATACAGTTAAATTAAACAAAGGATTAGTATGTGTAGGAGCACAAAATAACACTTCTTTTACATTTTCTATCCCAGAAGATGTAATAGCAGCATCTCCTATTGATCAAGGAAGCAATATTTTAACAAATCCACCAAGAACTGCTAAATTTGAGAACCTTACGGTATATCAAGGAACACTTTTAAAGAAAAACTTTGTCGTAAACGCTAGTTTGGATCAAAAATTTATATTAGAGAACTCATTTATTGATACTGAGTCAATTAGAGTGTTTGTAAGAAAGGGTGGAGCATCATCTGGACTAGAATATTCAAGAATTGACAACATTACAAGTTTAGGTGCATCATCAAACATCTATTTGATACAAGAAATCAAAGATGAGAAGTATGAGTTGCTATTTGGTGATGGATTTTTCGGTACAAAACTAGAAGATGGAGATATTATAGAAATAAGTTATATTATTACTGAAGGAAAAGCAGGTAACGATGGTAAATTCTTCTCATATAGTGCAGATGCGGTAGATGATGCGGGTAATCCACTCGCTGCTAGTGCAACACCTGTTATAAACACCACTCAGAATGCAAAAGGTGGTGGTGATATTGAAACTATAGAGTCTATTAAGTATATTGCACCCAGAGTGTACTCATCACAGTACAGAGCAGTCACAACAAAGGATTACGAGGCAATAATACAAAGTGTATTTCCTGATGCAGAGTCTGTTTCAGTGGTTGGCGGTGAAGAATTAGATCCACCTGAGTTTGGTACTGTTTTATTGAGTATAAAACCAAGAAATGCAACATTTTTATCTGATTTTACAAAAACAAGAATCTTAGATGAGTTAAAGAGTTACTCCATAGCAGGAATTAACCAAAAAATAGTTGATCTTAAGATTCTATACATCGAACTTGACAGTGCAGTCTATTATAATACAAATGTATACGATGAAACTGATACTTTAAAAGCACAAGTAACTCAATCGTTAACAAATTATGGAACTTCTACTAATTTAAACAGATTTGGGGGAAGATTTAAGTATTCTGACTCTGTATCAGTTATTGATGAGACAAATAAAGCAATTACATCAAATATTACTAAAATTATAATGCGTAGAGACTTAAAACCTGTCTTTAATTCGTTTGCTCAGTATGAATTATGCTATGGTAATCAATTCCATGTAAATAAAGATGGTAAAAACATCAAAAGTACAGGATTTACAATTTCTGGTCGATCTGATACACTTTACTTTACAGATATTCCAAATCCAGACTTAAAAACAGGTCAATTAGCAGTTATTCAATTAGCAGAGGTTGCAGCAGACTCATCTGCTGTTGTTCTTCCATCTGCAGGAACAGTAGATTATGTAAAAGGTGAAATAATTATCAATACACTGAATATCACTAGCACAACACTTGGAAATGGGTTGATTGAGATTCAAGCATTCCCAGAATCTAATGATATCATAGGTTTGAAGGATTTGTACCTTCAATTGGACATGTCAAATACTAAGATAAATATGGTCAGAGATACAATATCTTCTGGACAGCAAATATCTGGAATTGGATATAGAACAACCTCTAGTTACTCAAATGGTACTTTAATTAGGTCATAAAACGAATGATAGAAACCTACAGTCCATTATCTTCTAGGGTTAAGACCTATCAAGTTGTTGGAGATCAAACTCCAGAGTTTGCAAAGGCAGAGAATCCACTATTAGAAGAATTTTTAAAGCAATATTACATATCACAAGAACATCAAGGTGGTTCTCTTGATATTGGGGAGAATATTGACAAATATATTAAGATTGATAATTTAACTAAAGAAGTTGTTGCAGGAATAGCAAGTATTTCATCTGGTATTGATTCTACAACTGATACTATAACAGTTTCTCCTAATACCAAAGGATTTCCACAAGAGTATGGTCTTTTAAAGATTGATAATGAGATTATAACATATACAGGTGTAACTACTAATACATTTACAGGATGTACAAGAGGGTTTAGTGGTATCACAACATACCGTACTACCAATGACCCATACAATCTAACATATACAGATACTACACCTGCTAAACACGATTCTGGAGCAAGTATACAGAATTTAAGTGCATTATTCTTACAAGAGTTCTATACTAAGTTGAAAGCACAATACACACCTGGTCTAGAGGGTGTCACACTAAGTCCTGAGCTTAATGTTAACAACTTTATAAAAGAAGCAAGAAATTTATATGAATCTAAAGGTACTGATGAGTCATTTAAGATTTTATTCAAGGCATTATTTGGTTTAGAACCAAAAATCAACGATCTTGAGAAATATCTAATAAAACCATCATTTGCCAACTACTTAAGAAGAGAATCTTTTGCTGTTAGGGTAATAGAAGGTGATCCACTTAAATTAATAGGTCAAACACTATACCAAGATAATGAAATAGGTAATGACCTAGTAAATGCTGCGTCAGGACCTATTTCTGATGTTGTACAGATAAGAGATGACTATTATCGCATATCTGTGTTTATTGGTTTTGATGATAGAGACTTAATCGAAGGTAATTTTGTAATACCTGGCAAAACACAGTCAATAGGCACAATTGGAATCGGTGCAACAGTAATTACAGTTGATTCTACCATAGGATTTGGGCAAACAGGTACTTTCCAAGTTGGAGTGACTGATGACTCCTTTTATCAGACATTAGACTATTCAGAAAAGACTATAAACCAGTTTATCGGTGTTACAACTGCACTAAAAGAGATTCCATCAGCAACTGAATTATATGCACCTACTTTAGTCTATGGATTTGAAGATAACGACTTAAGTAAGAGAGTCAACATGAGATTGACTGGTGTAATTAGTAATTTTGAGTCTTTACAGAATTTATATGGACTAACTGAACAATCTAGGATACAAGTTAAGAATTTAGGTAGATATGTTAAGAATCCACCAACAGATAAAACATATTCGCAAGTATTTTTCAATTCTTGGGTTTATAACACTAGTGCAAGGTATGAAATAGAACAATTCTTTGGAACTACTTTTAGATTGAAGGGTAGGATTGATAAAGCAAGTATAAAGAAGAACGATACAGTAGAAATAGTCATCAGAAACACTCAGACGGTCGTTGCAACGGGTTTAAATGTAAACTTCGTAAATACTGCACTAAATGAGGTAACTCTCTCAGGAACCATTACAGCTGCCTCTGGTATTAGCTATGATATAAGAAGAATACAAGAAAAAGCAACAAGTACAGGAGTTCCCATCGTTGGTGGTCAAGATCAGATACTTGCAGATGTAACTAACGCATATATTCTTGATGCTAAGTATTCTCCTACTAATTTAAAGGAAGGTTATGTTGCATCTAACTCTATTCCTTCATATGACATTACAACTGAAAAAATAACCGCAACATTAACAGATCCAAAGATAGGAAACAATGATTTTGAAGGTTATGATGTATTAACCAATAGATACACAATTTTCTCATTTCCAAGCAGTGTACCTTTCAAAACTGGAGAAGAAATCTCATATGTCCCAAGAGGAGACACTACAGCAATCGGTGGACTAACTCAAGCATCATATTTTGTTGAAGTATTGTCACAAAACAATAAAATCAAATTATATCAGTCAAGATCGTTCATTCCTTCTGGAATAGCAGTTGGATTTGTTCCTACTGAGCTTCCTACAGGAATTCATGACTTTATTCGTGCAGAACAAGCAAGAGAGTCTATTTTCCCTTCTGGAACACTTAAAAGGTTTATTTTAGATCAAAACCTTACTGATGGTACAAAACCAAAGACAACATCTGAATCAACACAAACTGGAACAACAGGAATGTTGATTAATGGTGTTGAAATTACAAATTACAAATCTGACAAGTATATTTACTTCGGACCTGTAAGATCTTTTGATATAGTTAACGCAGGTAGAGGATATGATGTTTCATTCCCACCTTCAGTTGGTTTTGAGACTAGCACAAGTGGTATTAACACTGCTTATGGTAGAGTATCTGTTGCAGGTACTGTTACTGGTATTTTAGTAGATCCTGTTGAATATGAGATTAAAAATGTAGTATCTGTCGATGTTCATGGTGGAAATGGATCTGGAGCAAGAGCAGAGGCAATAACAGAACTGGCATATAGATCACTTACATTTAATGCTAAAAAATTTGCAATAGGTGGTAATATTGATGTTGGGTCTGACCGATTTATTTTAAATAAAGAGCATTTCTATAAAACAGGTGATAGAGTAATATACAATGCCAATAACAATAATCCAATAGCACTTTCTACTAGTACTGCTGTTGGTCTGGATACTGGTTTGGTAGAAGGTCAATCTTACTATGTTGGTGTTGCAGCAACTAATATATTCCAAATTTATACAAATAAGTCTGATGCAGTCGCAGGTGTTAATACAGTAAGTTTTGGTTCTACCGCAGGTGATTCAAATGTCGGTATTCATCAGTTTAATGATTATGAGACTAAACGAAGAATATCTAGAATTGCTGTAATTGATAGTGGATCAGGTTATACAAATAGAAAAATATCAGTAAATCCAACAGGAACTATTGGTGGAATCAGCACTGTTAGAGATTTTATTGAGTTTCCTAATCATGGATT